GGTATCTCATATCGAGGTACTCAAGGTCAAGGGGGGAAAAGCTACCCTAAGGGTAAAGCAGGAGCAAGCGCAGCAAGCAAGGCAGGTAGTCCGTAGGGAACAGCGAAGAAGTGAAGGACATTTCTCTCAAAAGAGAAAGGAGGTACTTACTTCTCATACTATGGAGCGAGAAACACTTCGCCAAAGATGGGGACTTGCTTGGTGGGTAGAGGGCTTATTGTTGGTGGTGGTCTTATGGTTGGGCTATAGAATAGTAAGAAGATGGATAGGATAGAGTTTCACTGTGCAGGGAGTTACTCAGAGCTCAGCCCTTGGCAACGAGAGGAAGTCTGCCTACGTATGGAGGATGATCGGCGTGACTTTCAGGAGCTATATCGGGAGATGGTGCTGATCCTGCTGATGGGGAATCCTTCAAGGAAAAACAAAAAGCGATTACATCGGCTGCTCTCAGAAATCTCTATCGAGCAGCTCCTCCCATTGGGAAAGTTCCTGCTCACCGATAGGGACTTGTTCTCCTTTCCTGAGATCTGGGATGGACTCACCACTCCCCTGCCTCGATTGAGTAATTGTACCATTCGACAATTTTCCGTGGCGGACATGCTTTTTTACCAATACAGCAAGAAGCGTGAGGAATTGTATGCACGCCAGCTGGTGGCAAGTCTCTACTGCTGGGGCGCAAGTGAGTTTGACCCCTTGCTACTCCCTAAGATTGCGGAGGTAACTGATAGCATTTCCCCTGGCACGCGGGCTGCGATTGTTTTTGCCTATCGATGTACCAGGGAGTACATCATAGAGCGCTATCCTGCTGTATTTCCTAAATCCTCTTATAGGGAGGATACTCCTATATTCAGGCGGCAGGGGGATTATACCCCCTTCTCCAAGGTAATAGCGGCCATGGCGATGGACAGCACCCAACCCTTGGGCAATTGGCATGAGTGCAGCGCGACGCGTTTGTACGATTTTTTAGAAATATTGAACGAATCTATTCTCAGAAGTAAGCGCACATGAGAGATCTCTTTGTAACAGATACATTCGAACTGGACTTGAGCCGAATATCCATCTCCTATCAGGAAGAAAATCCGCGGTTCAAGGATACTTTCTTTACTCAATTCTCCCTCCCTTTTGAGTTCTATATGAATGCAGATCTGCGGGTGAAGATGGGTAATTATACGGCTATCAATGCCCTGCGGCTAAAGAAGAAGCATGAGGGCTACCATGTAATGGATGGAAGAGCCAGAAAGGGGACTTTGGAAATTCTATCCATAGAAGGAGAGCTGGTACAGGCACAAATAGAATCAGGTTTCGAGCAGCTGCCGAACTTTGAAAAGAAGCTATGTGACTTACCGCTGGCCAAGGTCGCTGTAGACAATATCTATGAGCATGCCAATGTAGTCTGTAGGAAGAGATACCCCGAGGTAGATTATAATTTTCCCCGTGTGGTTTATAACAAGGAGAATAGCCAGAGTGGCTGGGAAGCATTCGAAGGATTCTTGAACCACACTCGTAATGGGGCTTTTATCAATAATAGCGAGGATTCTGGCAATAGGGTAGTCCGCAATATCATTCACCCTATGCCTTACCTACTCTATGTACTCAAGAAAGGATTTGCCGATGCGGGATATACACTTGCTGGAGATATTCTCACCGATGAGGACTTCCTCCAGCAGGTGATATACTCGGGCAAGGAATATTACAAGACTTCAGAGCAGCAAGAGGTCAATATGACCCCGCAAAGGGATAGCCTCACCCAGCAGCGGGAAGTAAGCGGAGTAGTATTTGGAAAGTACCAATCCGAGACTACCTTGGACAAGGTCGGAAAGTGGCGCTTGGTCTGTAACAATGCTCATATACTAACCCATGGAGAGCCTTTTATCTATCGGGTGAAGCTGGATGGTGTGGTGATCCGCGAGGGGGCTATCAGTGAGCGCCAAAGTACCTTGAGCTTTACTCAGGTAATTGCCATCGAGACAGGGGGCGCCCATCAGCTCCGTTGTGAGTTCGAGGGGGCTTGGAATAGCCCCATTGAGCTATACCTGAATATCATTGCCCAGCATGACGCTCAGGGGAATGTGATTGAACAGGTGATTAACAACAATGAGGTAGACCTCAAGCGGGCTGTCCCAGATATTACCTTCGGAGACTTGGTCAAGACTATTAAGAACTGGAAGAATTACGATCTGGAGATTCAGGGAGACAAGATCTTTATGAATCGTATCCACACAGAGAATCGCCTACAGATGAAGGACTTTCGTCCCTTTGCCATCAAGGATCCTAAGAAGACACTCACTACCAAGGAATCTTACCTTATTAAGTTTCCGGATATGGACGAGGCTAAGTTCAACTATCCTGCGGTACTGATCGACGAAAATGGCATGCAACTCTCACAAGGGGAACAACAGGGAAGCACTCAGGTAAATATTGAGGGCTACTGTCTGCCTAAGGTACTCTATAGGGGAGAGCATTCCTGTATTCCACGAAAGAACGGAGGTAATGTATTAGGGCTTATCTGGTATGATGGCTTGCGGTATGGCAACAAGAATGAGGGCGAGACCAGAGAGGAGCTCCTGCCCCCAAAGGTGACCAAGTACTGGGAAGAATGGTACAAAATGCGCCTATCCTCCTATGAGCTTTCATGGAGCTTTATAGCCAATAAGAATCAAATACGGGAGTTTGCTCTAAGGGATACGCTGTATGTGTATGGCCAGCGATTTTTTATCAAGTCCATCACCAAGAACACTCTTAGCCGCGAATGTTACCAAGTAGAAATCACTCTAATCAATGTATAATGGAAAGTGAAAAAGAAATAGGGAAAAAAGCTGCTATCTTGCTCAGGGGCAGTTTACAAGGGGAAGTCTCTACCCGCTTTGGTGGCCATCTCTCAGGAGGGAAAGCGTCCCTACAGGCTGCTACCGCAGTAGCGCGCATGCGCTATTCCAAGCGGGCTGACGGCACTAAGCAGGCGTATCTGAAAGGAATTGCTATCAAGATGCCACGGCATGGCTTTATCCAACATTACGGGATAGAAGCCTCCCGCGTAAGGGCTGGAGGCACCCGCACCCGTGAGAAGCCCAAGCAAACGACCTACTTTTTCAGGGCTCACTTATATTCTAAAGGAATGAAGGAAAAACCTTTTATTAATGATGCAATAGAAGCCAGCGAGGCTGTCGCCTACTTGGCTGAGGAACTCCCTAAGCAGCGCGGAGAAGAACTCCTTATCTTTATCAAACAACAATTAGAAAAATAATAATATGGCACGTAAATATATCGCAAGAAGTTATCATATATGGTACCCCTTTAACGAGGAAAAACCCACAGTTGCTAATTTCGAAAAAGAAGAAGAGATCATGGAGTGGGACTTCTCTCAGAACCCTATCTACAAGACTTGGAAAACAGGAGAGCCTATCCCTAATAATGACCGAATGTCTGTTATATTTCCTGAACTCTTCCTCCTGCCTGAGTTCAAGGGATACTCAGGTAAAACAGAGTTATTTGTTCCTTGGGAAGAGTACCTAAAGAAAAGAAAAGCAGAGGAAAAATACCAACCCAGCAAGAAAACCAATAAGACACAAAAAAAATGGGTAAAAGGAAATGGAGTTTTAGATCATTGGGAATTTAAAGATGTACCTGTCTATGAGCCCCTAAGTGACGATGAAATATACCAAGAGTGGAAAAGATATGCGGAAGAGTGGGAAAAAGATAAATATATCTTTAGCATCTCTATTACTCCCAATGAATTCGTGGAGATATATGCCGGGAATCAGGACCTAAGAAATATAAAACCTTCTTACTTAGATCGTATTCTTTATGCAGGGACAAGGCGGATCCGTGGGCGTGGATTAGAATATTTGCTGCGGTATAAGAACTTCTCCCAGCTCCCACAGGGAGAGACAAAGCTCACCCTTACCTTTACAGCTTATGCTGTTAATAATGGAAACAACATAGAGTTGGAGAAAAGGGAGGTGCCCATTACCCTAAAGCGAGAAGGTATCGGAGGAGGAAGCGGAAGCGGCAGCGGGGGAGGTTCTAAGGATATCTATACACCACCGGTGGTCAATATGACCCTGAACAACGCCACTCGGGAACTCTTTGTCGAACCGATGGCGGAGACTGGAGAACTATTACAGGTAGCACACTTTATACGTAATATCAATAGTTTTTTGGTTCTACACCAAAAGTTCGGAGGGGTAGTGCATGATAGTGAGGGTGCCTCTCATTGGCAAAGGCCATATACTTTTGAAAATGATGGACTCTTCAAGGTAGAAGTAGATAACGATGATCTGTGGGCATGGGCTAAGTTCTCTCTATCGGAGAACTACAAGCGTACAGGGGTAGTTCAGGGCTTCGACTTTAGTCATGATCAGGTGATCGTCAAGGAGGATAACTGGCTTTTTCAGCGGGTATTCTCCATAAGGCTGAATGTTATTAATGACCTTACTTCTTTTTCCTTTGATAAAAAATACTATGAAGCGACTTTGTATCGTGAAAAAAGAGAAAGGTATGAGGGCTCTTTTCGTATCAACAATGCCAATAGGCTTACCTATACGATCACCCCTTCGGCGGGGTTGGAGATCGTGGAGGTGAAGCACAATGGAGAACCCTTTGTTTTGGTTAAGTTCCGCTCCAAGAGTGCTGAGACTTTCCCTCTCGGGCTTCAGGAGGAATATATTACGGTCAAGAGCAACAGGGACTCCACGCAAATTGTTACGGTAGACCTCACGATCAAGACTAATCTGGATTTCGAGCAGAAGGATATATACTTCTGTCTGGACAAGGATATCCTTACTATCGCACAGACAAATGAAAATTCGGAATTTGCCCGTGCTAAGTTGGTGATGAATTTCTCAGGATATGGCCGAAGGGTGACCACCACTCAGGAGTATGAGTATGTGTTCTTTAACAACATGGCCAAGATTGACCTTGGGGAAGAAATTCAGGATTTCTTCGAAAACTTGCCTGATCTGAAAAGGCTATATATCAATAACGAAAATACGGCACTCCCTGTGGAGGTGATGAAAGCTACTGAGGTAAATGTTACTATTGTGGAAACCAACTTCAAGGGGGAGGAGTTCAAGACTCACAAGCTATCTTCCCTGCGATACCTCCCTGGTAGGACACCTCTCTCCTACCCTTACCTGACTAATGTAGGGTTACGCTCTACCTATACCGATTCGCTAATCTCGGTAAGTGCTCTTACTAAGGCTTTTAAGAGAAATGACCTTGGGAAAATTGCTTCTAATAGCGTTGATTCTTCTGGATTGGTGGACGATTACGGGGTGGCTAATCTCTGTTTCTATCGAAAAAATGCCAACCGCTTTTTCGGGAAAAACACGATTATCAAGAAGAGCACACTTTCCTTGGAGCCTAAGCCAGAGCCTAATGGGGAGCCTATCACGGTGCTTTTCCAAAATCAAAACTTTTGCCCTGATTGGTTCTCATTTTCTGGGGAGGAAGAACTGCACATCAATTATGAAAATACCATCTCACAGCACGCCGAGAAGGACGAAGAGTTCAAGGCTTTGGTCAAGGAAAAAAGAACTTTCAAGCTCAACACAGGGTGGATATTCCCCGAGGAGGTGGAGCTGCTATGGGAGCTTATCAAGTCCCCTCAGTGCTTTATTAAGGCTAATGATACGGATTGGGTAAAGGTGATTCCTATCTCTCAGAAGCCTCTATCCTATGATAACACACGGAACCTACACAGCTATGTAGTGGAGTTCCAGAGAGCCAGTATCCAATAACTAAATGATGATAAGATGGAGTTAGTGAAATTCGACAAAGAGGGTACTTACCCTCGTATCTCAGCTTCGCATATTGATGAGAGCATAGAGCTTACCCCTGCCGAGCAGGAGATCAAGGCGCGACTTAGGCATATTCACGCCCTTAGGATGACTAATAAGTATTCCAAGTATCAAGCCATACAGATACACATGCGGGAGATGAAGGTGAGCCAAGCCACTGCCTATAGGGATTACAATTGGGCGATGCAGATCTTTGGGGAATTGGACAAAGTGGATGTGCAGGCCGAGCGCATGATCTTAGCGGAGTGCTACTGGCAGCTCTACTTAAAGGCTCTCAAGAAGGGCGATCTGGAGCAGGAGCGTAAGGCGCTGGATTCGTATAAGTCGCTGTTCAACTTCGATAAGGAGGAGAAAGAGATTAACTTTGAGAAGATCTCCGCTCATGAGTACCATATCAAGATGAGCCGCAAGGGGATGCGCATGCTTAGAGAGGCTATCGGTACAGGGGTGGTGGACTTCAACGAACTCCCCGCTGAGGAGATAGACTATGAAGAGAGTGAAGAGTAAAAAGTGAAAAGTGAAGAATGCTAATAAAACCAGTTAAAGAGATCTACCTAAATCCCATGCAGATGGCAGCCGTGGAAGCCAATAGGTACGGACGGGTGAAGAATATATGTATCGAGGCGGGGCGTGGTACAGGCAAATCAACTATATTGGGGTGGTTTGTCAAGGAAGCCGTTCGCCAAATGCCACGAGCGACGGGGGTACTGGTAGGAGCTACTTTTGTACAGATCAAAAGCCGTACTTTCCCCTCTACCAAGGAGGGGCTGGAGATGTTCGGCCTATACGAGGAGGTGGATTATGTAGTAGGCAGAAGCGGCAAGAGCTTAGGGTATAGAATGCCTTTCCAAGCGCCCAACTCGTGGAGCAATGTAGTGCATTTCTCCAATGGCTTTATCCTTGTGCTGGTATCCTTGGACGATCCCAACTCGGGGCGAGGGCTTAACTCCTATATGGTCATAGGAGACGAGGCGGCACTCTTGGAGCACGATCGCCTCTTCAACAACGTACTGACCACAAATCGTGCTAAGAAAGTAGAGTTTGACCGCGCTTCGCTGCTCAACGCTACGATATTTACCTCATCGGTAGCGCTGACCAAGACGGGCGAGTGGTTCACCAATCGGGAAAAGCTGGCACTACAAAAACCACAAGAACATTGTTTTATCAAAGCCAACGCCTTGGTCAATAAGGAGAACCTCAAGCCTAATTGGATTCAGGAGATGTACGAGCAACGGGTATCGGATATGCTCTTCAATGCGGAGATCATGAACATACGCCCGCGCAAGGTGGCCGACGGATTCTATCCGCAGCTATTGGCTGATAAGCACTACTACAAGTACAAGTATGCTACGAACCTCTTAGATGATTTTACCCAGAGCTATACCCCAAGCTGTTCCTATGATACGGACTTGATTAAGGGTATCCCCTTGGAAATATCATTGGACTTCGGAGGGCGTATCAACTGTGCTGTGGTCGCCCAAGAGAGCACGCTCACCCATACGCTGAGTATCATTAAGGATTTCTTCGTCAAGAACCCGCAGAAGCTCTCAGACCTTATTAAGAAGATCATAGACTATTACGAGCCACACAAGGCTACCTGCAATAAGGTCTATCTATACCACGATCGCTCAGGGTTCAAGAGTGAAGCCAACAGCAAAACCACTCTGGCGCAGGATGTGGAGGACATGCTCCGTACAGCAGGCTGGCAGGTGTATAACAAGACACCCAACACGAACAATCCAAGCCATATCCTCAAGTTTCGACTCATTAACGAAATCTTAGAGGAGAGCAACAAAGGACTGCCATTCATCCGTATCAATGAGGACAACTGCCCCAACCTAATTGTATCCATGGAGAATGCAGGACTCAAGCAGAAAGAAGATTCCTTCGAGAAGGACAAAAGCTCGGAGCGCTCTACCTCCATTCCGCAGGAACACGCTACCCACCTGTCGGACTGCTTCGACTACCTTGTATGGTGGAAGTATGCTTATCTGATGGACAACGATCGCCACGATTCATATATTATAAGTTCTGTTTAAAGAGGATTTTAACGGGAAAGTAATTTTTTTTTCTAAAAACATTTGGAGGTTTTTAAAAAAGTTGTACCTTTGCAGTGTTACAAATTCCAGGGATTTTTATATCCGAAAAAAATTATTCATGATATTATAACTCACGGCGTGAGGGTGTCGCTATATAGTAATATATAGCAAAATTTCTATCCAATGGAATTTGTAACAGCACCTACTCACGCCTCTTATTTTTTTATATTATGTTACAAATTCCAACTTCACACCATGTAGCTTTGGCTATTTCGTGGGCAACTGGCCGCACGAATCGGCTTTCTCTTCTAAGTAGTACAGGCTGCTTGAAAAACCCCAATGATTACGAACCTGCGGACGATCCTGCGGTGGTGGATGCCATCGCTCAGGAGTGTTTCCACTGCTTGCTCAAGGAAACCGCGTGTAACTTCCTACTTGCCCTCCGTGATGGGCAGTGGCATGTCTCCACTTCTGCGGGGACTACTTCTGACCCCTCGCTACAGCTTGCCGTGATACACGCTTACTTATCCTACTATATTTCCACCCAAAAAGAAAGGAGGGCTGTGCTATGAGAGCAAACAAACAACTACCCAGCCCACTAAATGAAGTCCTCGGAAGAAAGCTCGCCTATTGGCTCTGCGAGATAGATGATAAGATAGATCGCGAGGAGGATTTCCAAGAAAAACTATTACAGTTCCCTAAGTTATTGGAGGACTCTACCTTTTTTGACAAGGAAGAGGAAGCCTTTGTCAAGGATATATTCCTACATGTGCTCTCTCTGACCTTTATCATACAGAAGCATAAGGAGGAGATCTGTACCTTCTGTGAGCAGTACAATGAATAATGACTACAAAGCCTCTCCTTTGGGAGAGGTTTTTTTTACGATTCTTGATCAGGCGAGCCCACTCATTCATATTTCACTCCGATTTTTAAAATTCAAATTGTAAAAACAATTAAGGCGGCAGGGGGCTTTTTTTGCACACTATGAAAATGAAATTGATTTTTAGACTTTTAACATTTTGAAAAACAAAGCAGTGAAGGCAAAATAATGATAAAGCACCCTGTTTTTCCCGCTGGGGAATGTGTCCTTTATTTATCCTGATAGTTTTTTGACCTTTGCAACATGGTAGAAAAGATATTTTTAAAGGACGCTTTGGTAGAAATGCGGAAATTAGATGCAGAGAAAAAGCCGATACCCTTTTCCTTGGCAGTACGCACCTATAACAAGCAAAATGGGTTTGGTGGAAAGCTCCTGATATACCATAATGCTACCCTAATGCAACAGCCCAAGGGTAAAAAAGACTTTGAGAAAAACCCCAACCACTGGGATAACAAGACTCGAAATATTAAACTTGCTGATGGCACTATAAAGAAAATTATTATCCTGTTTATAGTGGCTTTTAATGGGAAAGAGGTGATTTATTAGTATGGAAAAAATAGATAACGATTTGTATATACTCTCTAAGAGTGGGGCGGCTGTGCTCTTTGATAATAAGCATGGGCTTACAGCGCCCAAGGCAAAAAAAGACCTATCCGATACGGATAAGTACTCCGTGTGGGGGGATGATAACCTTTACCCACAGCAGCTGACCGAAAAACTCAATAAGACAGGGGCGGCCATAGGAGGGCTGGAGGTGCTGATCTCGGCTCATTATGGGTTGGGTTTCCGCTTATACCAAGACGTGGAGACAGAAGAAGGAATCGTAACCAAGGAACGCGCACGTAACTCTTTCCCTGAATTGAACCAATTCTTTAAGGCTTGTCGCTGGGATATTACCATGTCCGAGATCGTGGAAGACTTTGAGACCTACGGGATTGCCTTTGTGGAGTATTTGCTTTCGCCCAATAGGGACAAGATCGTATCCATAAAGAGGCAGCAAGCAGCTCATTGTAGGTTGGGCGTACCTCCTGAAAAGGGCTATGTGGATAAGGTGTATATCAATACCTCGTGGGGTGGTACCTTGGACGAGGAGCTGACGGAGGAAGTGCCCTTTTACTCGGATATGCATTCAGTGGAGAGCCTTAAGGAATACTGCAAGGAGAAGAAGGTAGACAAATTCATCGTGCCTGTGATGCGTACCCTTACCACGGAGAAAAATTACCCCAAGGTGAAATGGCATAGTTCCTTTGCCAATGGCTGGGTGGATGTGGTGCTTTCGGTGCCTACCTTCAAAAAGTATATGTTTGAAAACCAACTAAACCTAAAGTTTGTTATCTATGTGGCGGATGACTTTTTCTCTCATAAGTTTGGCCGCAACGAATGGCAGGAGATGAGCGATGTGCAGAAAGAGCAAGAGCGGCAGAAGACAATCAAGGCGATAGACGAGCACATGAGTGGGAACAAGGCAGCGGGGCGCTCCTTTCTATCGCCTTTCTTTCGTGACAGCTCTGGGAACCTCATACGTGGTATAGAAGTGGTGCCTATAGATGACAAGATCAAAGACGGCAACTTCCTACCCGATGCCAGCGCGGGGAACTCGGAGATACTTTTCCCGATGGGGGTAGATCCATGTTTACTCGGAGCGGGTATCCCAGGGGGGAAGAACCTTAGCGGGAGCGGCTCGGATAAGCGGGAGGCGTATACGATCCTATCCACACGTATGCCGATTAAGCGATTGCGTACCTTGGAGATATTCGAGCGGATAAGGGACTGGAACGGCTGGGACGATACGCTATATGGAAATTTCCCAAATATCAACCTTACAACCTTGGACAAGAACCCCAATGGGCAGCAGGTAATAGTGAACTAAGGAAAAATCTGAAAAACAATAAGATACATATATTAACAAAGAAATAAATAGTAATTTTGATTTTATTAATAAAAAAATATTGTACTTTTGCAACGTGAAATGATCTAAATTTCTTCAATTTAAAAGAAAAAGTTATGAACGGATTACTAAAACAAATAGTATCTTCTTTTAAGCGAGTAGTGGATTTTCTTTCAATGAATGATGAATCAGCGATAAGCCAAGAGGGGAAGGAAATTCTTTCAGATCCTGAGAAGAAAAGGATTTTTTTAGAAGCTGTTGAAAAAGCAGATCAGAAGAGAAAAGAAGAGAACTCAACTGAGCTTATAAGGACAGAACTGCATTTCTCAGATGGGAATATCACTGTATTAATATAAAAAGTTATGCTTCCTGAACTTGCCTTAAGCTCTATCTTCTTGATAGTTGTCGTTCTTTTCCCTGGACTTATTTTTAGAAGATTCTATTATTCTGGAAAATTCACCAAACAATTTTTAAAAGGAGAGTGGAGTGAACGCATTGTAACCAGTATCTTTTGGGGGATATTCTCACAACTAATAACACTTCTTTTTATAAGCTATATCCCTTGGGTTCGATCAAATTTTTTAAATGAGCAAACCTTAGGAAGACTTCAAAATATTTCTTTTGGGAATATTCAAATAGAACAGGATCAAACCATCTTTATTTTCATACTCCTTTATATTGTTTTTTCAATTATTATAGCTGGGATACTTGGATGGTTCTTTTTCGAAGTGGTTTGTCTGCTAAAAATTGATGTAAAAATATCTACTTTGCAATATTCGAATCAATGGCATTATATCTTTGAAGGTAAAACCACAGGAGCTAAAGGCAAAGTACTTCTAAAATGGGTAGATTTGACACTTAATCCCCCTCAAGAGGAGGGGAAGAACAAGATGATCCAAGGAATCTTATTTGATTATAGTACCAATGCTTCTACTGGAGATTTGGAGTATCTCTATTTGAAGGAAGCAAAGAGATATAGTCATTCCGAAGCGAAGTTCAAAGAAATCCTTAGTGATGTATTTGTCGTTCCTTTTGGAAATGTGGTGGATATGAATATCAGGTATAAGTACAAGGAAAAGAAAGATTACACAAATATCTATAGAGGAATAATTGTGACCGCTATTTTGGCCTCTTACTTTTTTTATTTTTCATATCCTTGGCTTAGAGCAACTCAAGGAACACCTATTTGGAAAATATTGTTATCATACCTTCCGTTATCCCTTCCTTTGGTCGGCGTATTAAGTACATTTGCTACCATTTTCAGTTTATTGGAAAAGAAAGAACAAGAAAAAAGGAATTCATTATGGGGAACTTTGATAATGATTTTATTTTCAGCTTTAGGCTGGTGGTTGGCTTCTCTATTACTCTTATAACAAAAAACTTTGATACAAAAACAAGTCCTTTCCCAAGCGGGGAAGGACTTTTATTTTTGTAAGAAAAAAGAATATGTTTGAACGAATTGAAGAGATTAAGGCGTATATCCATGTGTCCAAGTACTTGGATATACAGATCCTAAAGCCGTATATAGAGACGGCCATTAGTGAGCGGGTACGTCCGCTTATCGGTGAGGTAATCTGGGAGAAGCTCTCGGATGTTTCCTTTGTTATGCCACGCAAAGCGGAGATATACGAGGGGGTGAAAAAGGCTGTGGCCAACTATGCCATTGCGTACAGTATTCCTTTCGTAAAAATGCACCTGTCCAGTACAGGCGCCAACGCGTACCAAGATAATAAGATGGAGCGCTCGCCCTGGTGGGACGTGCGAGACTATGGGCTGAACGCGGTACGCATAGGGGATCATGCGCTCAATGGTGCTGTGGCGCTCTTGGCCACGAGTTCCCTTGGTTCTGACTTGCCCTTTGCCCGTGAGGTGGCGGGTTCGCTCTTTGGCAGTCCGCGGGAGCTGTCGGCGCTGTATTCGATAGGGGATTCGTACGATATCTTCTTGCGGCTGTTGCCCCTGATGCGGGATATATGGGAGTTGTACATAGCCCCGCAGCTGTTGCCCTGTGTGCTCTCGGATATACGCGGGGATGAGACGGCGCTGGGGCTGCTTAGGAAGATCGTAGGTTACTACACCTTGGCCGATGCTGTCTTTATGCAGGGGCTTACCTATACCACTTCGGGAATCGTGCTGCAATGGGAGCAGCTGCCTTGGCAGAAGTCCATGCTGCTGAGCGACACCCAGCTTAAGGCACTCAAAGAGGGATTCCTGGAACGGGCGCAAAGATATAGGGACCTACTATTACAATATATAAAGGCACACCCTGCATTGTTCCCCTGCTACCAAGGAGAGCCACTCGTACTTAGGGAGCCTGTGGCGAAGAAGTCGGGGCTTTATTTCTAATGATTAATGCCAGCAGAGAAGAGAGAAAATGGGAAAGTGCATTTTTTTTTTTTGAAAAATACACTTTTGCGCTAAAAAGTGCTGTTTTTTTTTCCTACATTTCCTACAAAGGTTTATTTACTTATAAATCAGTTATTTAAGGCTAAAAAAGCGTAGGAAAAGGCGTAGGATTTGTAGGAAAATGTGGAAGTTGTAGGAAAGTGTAGGAAAATGAAATACGGTTTTCCTACAAGAATTTAAGGGAAATTAACACGAAAAAACCCCTTTGAAAAAATATTTATCTTGATTTTCAGTAACTTATGTTTTTTGTAGGTTTTGTAGGAAATGTAGGAAAAAAAAATCGGGGTTTTGAGCAAAAAGAGGAAAATTTAAAAAAAAAACGTATGTATAAGCAGTTGAAAGATTATTTTCATCACTTGGCCGATAAGCATGTGATGATACAGGAGCACGTGGGATATTTCTCCCGTGAGATTATAGAGAAGCAAAGTAGCTTTGCTGGGATCGCCTCTCCATTCTTGGCGATCTATGATTATGAATTGGGCTTGGACGGGGGCGAGCTGAACACCTTGGGGCGTCGTAAGCTCGTCTTTAGTATCGTGTATGCCGATGCGCCGCACGATGATTTTGAGGGGCAGCAGGAGAAGATAGACCAAGCGGAGCGTATCGCCTTGCAGCTCTTGGCGCGTATCAGGTGGGACAGTCACCAGCGAAATCATTTCCTATATGGTGCTTTTGAGAAGGACTTGACGCGTATTTTCCCGATCGAGGAGCCACAAGCACATTTGTACGGGGTAGATGTGGAGGTGCATTTTAAGACCAAGGCGCCGCTGGTAGTCAATCCCGCAGACTGGGAGGATACATTCCTAACGTGTTAGTGGTTAGTGGTCAGTAGTCAGTGGTTAGAGAAGGAAGGAAAACTTTAACATATTTAAGAGTAAAAAACTTGGGGAAAAGTTTGGATATTAGTATATAAATATATACCTTTGCAGTGTTGAAATATTAATCAGAATAGTGTATGAAATCGAGTGAATTACACAGGTTAATCGCCCAAAATGGTTGGGAGTTAGAGCGAGTCTCGGGAAGCCATTACATTTATAAAAAGGGAGATAGAACCTATCCAGTTCCTTACCACGGAAGCAAAGAAGTGGGAAAAGGAATAGAGTCAAAAATCAAAAAAGAGATGGGGTTGGAATAACCCCTCTCTCTAAAAATAGAAGATTATGAAACAGATTAGAATTATTATTGAGCGCAGCAAGGATTTTTATTGGGCTTATGCTGAGGGCTTGGAAGGGGTCAGCGCTGGAGGAGAAACCGTACAAGAGGTAAAGGCAGCAATAGAGGAAAGTATTGCCTTACAGAAAGAATTGGGGAATATTCCTGATGTATCCTATGAGCTTATCTATAAGTATGATACAGAGAGCCTCTTACAATATTATAAAGGGATCCTAAGTAACCCTGCTTTCGAGCGGCTAACGGGGATCAATCAAAAGCTGATCCATCAGTATTCCGTAGGACTAAAGAAACCCCGCGAAGCCCAGCGCAAGAAACTACAAGAAGGCTTGCACAAGTTAGGTGAAGAGCTCTTAAGTATAGAACTGTGATTAATATTTCAACACCATTATTACAGTTTGAAGAAGCCCTCAGCAATGGGGGCTTTACTTTCAACAAATATTCATACTATGGCAATAACAGTACAAAAACAGGAACGTATCACAATGATGCAACAATTGGATGACATCTCTATAGATGTCTCTTGGCGACAAATCGCACACGATTATTTTGGGAAGTCTTCCTCTTGGATATACAACAAGCTCCATGGTCGCGATGGCAATGGTGGCGAGGGTGGCTTTACCGAAGCAGAAAAAATACAACTACAAGGCGCCTTGCTGGATATTTCCGAACGTATTCGCCGCGCCGCTAACAGCATTCAGTAGTCATTGACTGAATTTAATTTAACAACTGAAGCCCTCAGCAATGGGGGCTTTTTTAGTAGTCTCATAAGAGAGATTTAAGAGAGGTTTTAGGCTTAAAGTCCTTTGTTTGTAGGCTCTTAGGATTGAAAAGTAAAGAGAGATTTAAGAGAGAACTAAGAGAGGTTGGGTGTTAGTAGGGGTAAGTGTTAAAAATATTTTTCCAAAGTTGTCCCTTTGATTTTTTTTTGTATCTTTGCGGTCAAATAACTCTAAGGAGATTGTTATGAATGATACCGTATTACTTACCGATAAGCGTGTTTTCTACAATCCAAGCCGCTATCTGAAGTTCTTACAGAAGAACAAGGAACTCATAGTAAAAGTGAAAGTTATTCCTGCTAAATTAGGAGGAAAAGGGTTTGGGAGAATAGAAGTAGAATTAGACAAATCTTTAATGTATGGCAAATAATAATAGGCATGGAAATACTCCTTTGTTGAATAGCGATATGATAAGCCAATTTCTAGAGAACCAAGCGCAAGAAATGGCCATACGGAGACAAACGCTGGAAATAAATAAGATGGAGATAAATAATTCCCATCAGTATGCCCTTAAGAACTTAGATGCTCTTAAAGAAGATCGTAAAGATCAGCGTGAACATGAGCGAAGAATGCAAAGCAAAACTATTTTACTTGTTTCTATTATCATTGGTATTTTTGCTCTTTTTGGAGGTTATTGTCTATGGATAGATAAAGAAAAAGTCTTAGAAGAATTTTTTAAATTTCTGATCTATGCAGTGCCTTCTGCTGGGGGAGGGTATTTTTATGGTTATAGTAAAGCAAAGAAAAAAGGAGCAGAAGATTATACACAAGAAGATTAAGCCTTGCAAGAAATTGCAGGGCTTTTTTATGTGCTATACAAAAATTTTCCAAAGTTGTCCCTTTGCTTGCAGGTGGCTACTATTGTCTAAACAGACAATAATAGGGGGTCTAAATAGGCAAAAAAAGGGGCAACTATTGTCTGTTTAGACAATAGTTGAAGGGCTTTTTTAGTGTTTAGTAAGGTGGCAAAAATTTTTTTCAAAAAAGATTTGGAGGTTTCAAAAAAAGTTGTACCTTTGCAGTGTTGAAAAGTTTGTGGATTTCTATATCCGTATAAAATCATTTTTTTAATAACTCACGGCGTGAGGGTGTAGCTGTATAGTAATATGCAGCAAAGTTGTATACACAGACTTTTCAACAGCACCTACTCACGCCGCAATTTTTTTATATTATGTTGAAAAGTCAAACCTCTCACCATGTAGCATTGACTATATCGTGGGCAGCTGGTCGCACGGATCGGCTATTTCTTCAAAGTTCGGGCTGCATAAAAAGCCCTGATGATTACGAACCTGCTGACGATCCTGCGGTGGTGGATGTCATCGCACGGGAGTGTTTCCACTGCTTGCTCAAGGATACCGCGTGTAACTTCCTGCTTGCCTATCGTGATGGGCAGTGGCATGTCTCCACTTCTGCGGGTACGACTTCTGACCTCTCATTCCCGATTGCTGTGATACACGCTTACGGAGCTTACTACATTTCCCAGAACCAAAAAGAAAGGAGGGCTGCGCTATGAGAAGAGATAACAAATTACCCCGTCCGCTAAATGAGCAACTGGGGATAAAGCTCTCTGGCTGGCTCTGCGAAGTAGCCAACAAGATCTCCCAATCGGAGGATATACAGGAAAGGCTGTTTCAGTTTCCGGATCTGTTAGAGGATAGTTCATTCTTCGATGATGAAGAAAAAACGCTGGTCAGGTTCGTATTCTCTCGGATACTGTCGCTGTCTTTCATTACTCAGAAGCACTTGGAAGAGATTGAGGAATTTTACGAGGAATACAATAATTAATGATTAATGCCAGCAATGATTAATGACGAGTGACTAATGACTGACCACTGACGACTAATCACTGATCAGTTGGGAGTAGTCCTCTGGGAGCTCGGCGTCGATGTCACGGAGATACTTCTCAAGGGCTGCAAAAGTAGCATGTCCTGTGATGAGCATTAGGCGGCTCTTGGTCTCAAGGGGTGGGTACTGCTCGCGGAGCTTGCGGTATAGTTTGGTAATGAAAGTATGTCGGAAGGAATAGAGCCCGTAGTCCTCGCCCAGTGAAAAATGATCCTTTACCTTCTTAAAGCGCTTGCTCCAGTAATCACGCTTATTGGTTTCCGTGGTGTTCCAAGGACCTAAGCCCTCGGGGGCAAATAGGTAATGGTTAGGGTCTGCTCCCTTGAGGTATAGGAGTTCAGAGAGGAGTATTTCGGGAATGATTTTGGTTTTTCTGGCTTTATTCTTTGCCTCGAAGGTCAAGCGCTTCTCTTCTAAGGATATATCTTTGACTTGTAGGCGGCAGACCTCGATAGGGCGCAGAAAGTTATAGCTAATGAACTTGATGAAGAGCAGTAGCTGTGGATCATGTTGGCCAATGTATTCGAAGAGGGTATCCTCTTGTACCTTGGTATAGGTTTTATTGCGGTGTGGATCGGTCTTAAGTACTGGAATAGATGAAATGAAATTGTTAGGGACATGCTGGTTATCCTCTAAGTACTTGAAAAGGATAGAGAGAGCAGCACGGGTATTATTCCTGTTCTTAGGACTTGTCTTAAGGAGAATATCGTTAAGGAAATTGGTAGCTGTTTTTTTAGTAATAGCGGTAACAGCTCGCCCTTTGAAGTTATTTTGTTCGAGCCATTTCTCAAAGGTACGAATACGATATTGGTGGTTCTTGAAAGAGCTTTCTTTCATAGTAGCCTGAGCATGTGTCAGTGACAAATCGAAAGCCTCGTGAATGGAGAGGAGCTTGTTCTCGGTGTATTTGTCCTCATAAGGATTGTATCCCTCTCTGAGCTTGCGCTCCAGTATATCACGGAGTCTCCTGATTACTGTACGCCTCTGGGAAAGGGTTTTGAAAGATCTATTGATTTTTAGGTAAATGGGATTTTGCCGAACGAGCTTTCCTGTATGTGGGTGCCGATAGGAATAATAAATATACCAGCGCTTGGAGAGATCCCCTCCAGCGTCGTATATCTTAGGTTTTGTGAACTGACCTTTGTTACTCATATCGTATTCGAAAGTGTATTCGGTAGCGTATTCGGTCTGTAAAATTTTGAGTATTTTATCCATGAAAAGAGAGGGTTTGTAGGATACAAACCACTCTCTTTCAAAGATTTACATTTTGTAGCGAAGACGGGATTTGAACCCGTGACCTTTGGGTTATG